ACGACATTCACAAACTGTTGAGGTACATTAGTTTCTTCAGTCCAGTCAACATTATCAGTAAAAAGAGCATGGCCAACTTCATGCCCGACCAATAAGTCATACACAATATTGCTTGCCTTTTCCCACAAAGGTAAGGTTAACACACGAGTATGAACGTTAAAACAGGCAGTGGGTACTTTTTTGTGTTCAACCACCAAGTCTTCAGTAGCAAGCAATCTAGCAAGTTGTGATTTGATTTCGTGATTGACTGGCATGGGTTTTTTTCTTATGAACCTATCATAACAAAAAGGGAACCCATAAAGGCACCACAGTGGACAGATATTTAAGTGTCTATTCTGCTAAACCCCTTTATCTTGGAAAATTTAATGACACTTTCAAATCGGTCTTCCAATCCTGCCTTATGAGAGATAACAAAAATATTAGCATCCTTTACTACAAATTGAATAATTTTAAGAAACTCTTCTGTTCCAGAAGAATCTAAAGAACTATCAAAAATCTCATCAAGTATCATCAAATTACAGTTCACAGAATTTTTCATTCGTGCGACTTCTCTCCAAGTAAAAAGTAATGCTAAATCTATACGTTGTTTCTCACCTTCACTAAAAGAAGCATATGAGAAATCTTCATGAATTGGAGATTGAACAGTTTCATTAAACTCTTCATCAAGAGTAAAGTTTATATAAAAGTCCATCATCTGTAAATAACGATTGACTTGCTGATTAATTAACGGTAGATACTTCTTAATTATTTTAGATTTAACTCCACCGTCTTTCAAGAGACCATAAGAAAAATCATAGTAATTAATAGAATCTTTTTTTATTGCTAATTCATCATAAGTATTATGAAGAGTTTCTTGAAATGATTCTAATTTTTCATGTTCAGAATTTCTGTTTTTAAGTTGATTGGTAAGTTTTTGAATTTCATTTTCAAGATCTCTGATTTGTCTTTGGCATCCAGAGATTTTAGTATTGTTTCGAGAAACTTCATGTGTAAGTTTTGTAATCTCTTTTGAAAGTGTTATAAATTGATGCTCTCGTTCTTCTTCCTCTTTGATTGCTACTTCCAGTTCTTTATAACCAGATTGCAAATCCTTGGCCTTATTTTGAGCATCATTAATTTTATTTATTCTAAATTCTTCATCAATCTCCTGTGTGCAAGTAGGGCATACCGTATTTTCATTAAAAAATTTATGTTCAACAGTAATTGTTGATACTTTCTGTGATATTTTACCCTTTAATGTTCCAAGTTTTTTGAGTTTATCAGATGCTCCAGAAACTTCTTCTTGTTTTTTTATATTCTTAAGAACGTCTTCTTCAATTAAAGTATTTTCTTTTATACAATCAACAACTTCAGAATCTAAATTAGCAATCTTTTCTTTATTGGCATTTATATTTGCATTTCCACGATTCTCAAGTTCTTCAATAAAGTTTTTTTGCATTTCAACTTTATCAAAAAGAGATTCTTTTTTAAGTTCTAAAGTTTTTACTTCATCACGAATCTTACGAATCTTTTCTTTAATTACAGTATTCATTGAAGAAAAGATTTTTATATCCAATAAATCTTCAATCACTTCTCTACGATGTGATGTAGGAAGTTGCATAAAAGGAACAAATGCACTTGACCCCAATATTACAATTTGTGTAAATGACTTATAATTCATTTTAAGAACTGTCTGCTCTAACCATTTCTGTTGGTCATTTGAGGCAGAAACTTGGTCTATGACTTTATCATTACAATAAATTTCAAAGATATTTGGTTTGATTCCACGAATCACTTTCCATTCTGATGTTCCAATTAAAAATTCAACTTCAACAATACAATCTTTCTCATTAACTGTATTGATAAGTTGTGGTTTATTGATTTTTCTAAAACTACGTCCAAACAAAGAGAAGCATAATGCATCTAAAATTGTACTCTTACCAGCACCATTTGTACCGATAATTAAATTAGTTTTGTTTTTAGTGAAATTAACTTCGGTAAATTGATTACCGGTAGAAAGAAAGTTCTTCCATTTTATAGTCTTAAATGTAATCATTATTAATAATTTGGAGGAATTACAATATCATTTGAAGTAATAATAGTATACTTATAGTCATTTAAATTGCAAGTTTGTAACATAATATCATCTTCAATTTCAATTAGATGCATTTCTGGATGTCCATCTTCTTCAAGCATCATAGCATATCTTTCAGCATCATCTTCTTCTTCAAAAAGGTATAGAATTTTTTCACCATATTCATTCGGTACAGAATATACCCCTTCTTTTTCTCTACCGTAAATTGTTAGTAAAAACATGTCTAAACTATTTCACATGCCTCACGATAAATTTCATGAAGCATTTTCTGAACAATTGATTTATCAAGAGATATTTCAGATTCTTCAACATAACGATTCAAAATAGAAAGTGTGTCCTCTGATTCATAAGCCTCAAATTCTTCATTTTCTTCAATTTGAAGGTTTTCAACAATTTTAAGTTCAGATACATTTGAGGCATAAAGTTTATCAATAAACTTTTCAAATTTTTTAGTATTAGATTTCTTACGAACTATTACCTTTACAATTTTATTTTCATACTCACGAGTATCAAAAGTTTGATAATTATCGTCATCATAATAAATCACATAATACATTTTATATGGATTATTTACAGGAGTATGTTCAAGAGTTTCAGTATCAAAGATATGAAATCCACGAGTATCATTTACATCATTCCAAAAAATCTCATAAGGATTTCCAAGATAAAATACAGTACCATTATTTGAACGAGTATGATAATGCCCAGAAAATACTTTTGTAAAATCATCAAACATAATGGAATCCATACCATCATCCATTGTATGCCCACGATAAGCTTGAAATCCATTCAATTCCAAGTGCCCCATAGCAACTTTACATCCACTTTTTTTGATTAGACGTAAAGTTTTTTCCTCATTATCAGCACAAATCCAAGGAATCAGAAGAACATTTAGATTTCCAATTTTAATAACTTCAGGGTCACTATAAGTTTTTATATTTGAATAATTTTGAAGCAAAAGTGATGGAGAGTTTACACTATTAGTATTTTTATAATAGGCATCGTGATTTCCAACTAGCATGTGTACATCATATTTTAAAAGAGGATCTAATACAACTCTTTTTGTCCATTCCAAACTCTGATAATCAATTGACTTACGACTATCAAAGGCATCTCCAAGATGCAGTACTGTAGTGATTTCTTCCTTTTCTAATGTCGGGAAAAATACATTTTTATAAAATTGCTCAAAGTAATCCTGAAAAAGTTTTGAACCTTTCCGGCAACCGTAGTGGGTGTCAGTGATTATTGCAACACGCATAAAACTAGTATCTTATTTTACTGTGTATGTCATCTTTTATACTATTATAATCTGAATAATTTCCACCGTCAAGGGTATTATCATCTGTAAATACTTCGCTGAATCCAGAACGTTCAAGAATTTTATTTTTGATTTCTAATTGACGTTTTTCTCTTTGTATACGACGAAGAAAAGCATAGTAGATAATCTGTGTAAAGTAAGCAAAAGGATTTTCAGATTTCTTTGGATTAAAGTTATGAATATACTGAACACAATTTTCAATCCCATCACAAATCATATCGTCCTTAAACATATAATTTACGAAGTTGGGCTTGAATGAAAGATGATTAGCAATCTTTAAAAAACATTCACCTATGTAACGTGGTATCACTGGTTTGGGTTTGTCTTGAAGAGAAGCAATTTCAACATCTTCCCTGTACTTAATGAGAGCAGCAAGAAAATCTTTATTATTTACATAATGATCTGACCTTTTTCTTTTAGTCATAACATTTGTTGTTATCATAAGTTTTGTTCATTAATATGTATGAATTATAACACGTATTGTAATAGTTGACAAGTTTCTCAAATAAGTGTACAATAACCTTTGTGAGGGTTGAAAAGATTGGTATAAGTTACTTAGAGATACTTAGCTAATCTTATAGAGTTTCTCCAAGATTTCTTTAGCATCATTTACATTTGAAAGATAACCCATTGTTTTACTTGGTTTAGATTCATTAATTCCTTTTGTATCCAGTTGTCTCACATATGATTGATACATCACAATCATTTCAATATCAAAAGATTCTGACATCGTAAGAACATCATTTAAATTAATAACAAACATATCCTCTGTTGTTGTTTTTATCCAAGGTTCAAATTTATATCCAGAAACTCCAAATCTATTTTTAATTTCTGATATCATAATTGGATTTAGAATAATTAATAAAGTTTTATCTTCTTCTTCCATAGCAGATACTTTGGCAAATATTTCTTCACCTGATTTCAATTTTATTGTTGAGTAAAAATCTTCTTCCATTAGTTTTTGAGTTGTATTGTAATTATTTCGTAATTGAATTTTTCTTCATTATATATTTTAATTCTTTCTATAAAGTGATTGAGAGTATAGTTCTTTCTTGAGTTGTAAGTACAATCATCAGAGATGTCATACAAGACTGCTTTTGTTTTGTTTTTACCTTTTCTTAAAACTCTTCCAATTGATTGAAGATTTCTAATTCTGGATTTACTTGGAGAAGCAAATATTACATTATGTAGATTTTGAATATTGATACCAGTTGAAAATGTACCATAAGAAGCAACAATAATCGCATCATTTTCCTTTTCAGTAATCTCACGAGTGAGTTCTCTTTCTTCTGTATCCACACCACCATGAATAAAGAAAACTTTTCTATCATTCTTCTTATTACTATTTATCTTTTCATATAATATAGATCCGTGTGTTTCAACTCTGCTGTATAAAACCAAAGTGTTTCCTTTTAAATCTAATGCAAGATTTTTGATAAAGTTATTTCTTTTCTCATGAGTTATTAAGTATTGTATCTCATCTTCATATACATCAAACTTCTTAGGAGAATGTTTGAGAACTATACACTGAATATCCAACTGAGAAAGATGCCCTTGCTTCATCAACATATCTGTTCTTGTAACTTTATATGAAGGGCCAAATAATCCTTCTAAAACCCACTTATGAGTTTGAGTTCCATCTAAAGTTCCAGTAAATCCAAAACGATATTTAGCATGATGTAGTTTAGTCATGATTGAGATTAATGACTTGCTCTTGAATAAATGAGCTTCATCACCTATAATGACACCATAATCTTCAAAGAAAGAACGTTCAAGTTTGTATATTGACTGCCAGGTTGTAATTGTAACTGGATGTTCGTTTGTTTTTTCTCTTCCTGAATAAATTCTGTGGCAATATGATTCAGCATCCCAACCATAGTCCTGAAAATCTTTATACATTTGCTCCACGAGTGATGTCGTTGGAACAACTAAAAGTATTTTTTCGTGTTTATCTACATAGTATCTCACTAACGAATAAATCATCAGAGATTTGCCTGATGCAGTGGGAGATATCAATAATTTTCGATTATGCCTTAATGCACCATATACTCCCTCTACTTGATAGTCACGAGGAGTGTGACAACAAATAGATTTCATATAATCTTGAACACCTTCAAGTGAGATACCCTCATTTATTTCAAAGGGTTGTCCATAAAATTTATTGTCTTCAAATGTATAAGTATAATTAGATTGCTCACAAAAACTTATAATTTTATCTAAAAGACCAACATAAATTTGTTTAGTTCTAACATCAAATAAATGAATTTCCCCATTCCAATGCTTATTTCTGTATTGGGGCATAAACTTTGCCCCATCTACTTGGAATGTAAAATGATCTCTTAACTCATACTCAATGTGTGGTTGAGTTTCTAACTTTAAAAATACTTCGTTTGCTTTTTTAATAATAACGTCTGTTACACTCACGATGATTAATTCACCTGTGAGTATTTATCTACCCTAATCCACTCATAAATTTTTGATATTCTATAGCATTTTT